TCACCCCCGCGTCATCCTTGGTCGTGGATTCCTTGGTGTTGGGCTCCACGGAGAGCTCGTCAGAGGTAACTCCGACAAAGGTCTTGCTGCTGGTCGTCAAGTAGACGTTAAATCCTCCTTGTCTTGCCATGGTTCAATGTGTTTTAAGATGCTTCGTCGAGGTCCTCACTCTCAATGGTGAGACTGTAAGTGGGGTCTTCCTCGGGATCAGCGGGGTTGGTCTCAGTGTAACCGGTTATGATACCGGTGCCGGCGTAGGCCTGTCCGGATCCACGGACGTAATCAATGTCGATTACCGCCGCAGCTCCAGTCTTGGAGGCCAGTTCAAGGATGTCGTCGTTGTCGAGGACGGTACCACCACCCCCCGTCATGTCGATCAGGCCGGAGATGTTAAATGTCGTGGTATTGCTCACCACGGCCTCCTGCTTGACACCGTTGTTCTCCTTCACGATAGACTCCTTCGTGTTAGGTGCGATGGACACCTCGTCGGAAGTGACGCCGATAAGGTACTTTCCTTCGACCTTGATTCGGATGTTATAACCTTCGGTCATGCTGTAGTTGTTCTAAATTGGGTTATGCGATATTGGTAGCCTACCGACCAGGTCCCTTGAAGGCAGTCCTTCTTGAGCTGGGAAAGCTGTCGGACGGTGTAGCCGCCGGAAGAGAAGTTGGCAAGGATGAGCGCGTCAACGGCATCCGCGAGGGCCTGCGCCTCGACGTGATCCTTGGAATAACCACGGACCGAGATGTCGCCGACAATCTTATACACCCCGTCCTTGTCGTAATAAGGGACGTAATCCGCATCGTAGACGACATACGGATAGTCCTCACTCTCCGCCTCAGAAAGGTAGAGCGTAATGGGCGTCTGCAGGGCGCCGCAAAGCGCTAACAGCGTTGATCCGATGTTCTCAGTCATACTACTTCAGCAGTTCATTGTCCCGCCTTCTCAGGGCGGCGATAAAATTGTTGTACATCATCTGGTCCCATCCCTGGGCGGCGGCCTCGAAGAAATTCTGGTAAGGCTGGCCGACGTTGTTCCGGCGGCGCTTGCCCTTCTTGATGGGGAACACGAACTCGTGGCCGGGGTCGCGGTGCGACAGGGTGCCGTAGTTCTGCCAATACATCTTGAACCAGTCGTTCACCTCCTTGTCGGACTGCTTCTTCCGCTTGAAGGCTCCGATGATTGCCGTGGAATTTCCGTTCATCCTCCGCTCGGCCTTGATGACCTTCGCCTTAATGAGCCGGCGGAAAATCGCGGGCATCCCGGAACGGATCTTCTTCGCGACCGGCTGCGAGGCTTCCTTCAGGGCGGCCTCCGTCATCCTCAGAGCGTTCTGCGGAAGACGATCCAAGGCCTTCAGGCAGTCATCAAGCCCTTCTACGCGGACGGACAGGGACGACATCAGTCAAAAGATTTAATCGACACCACGCAGACGGGCGATACCCTTGACACGGTGTCGATGGACAGGATCTCGTAGAGCTTATCGGAGATTCCGACCTGCCACCGGGTGTTCATGCCACGGACCTTGTAGATGGTGATGGCAGCGTTGTCCTCCCCATCATAGTTGTCGAAGGCAAGTTGGTCGGTGATTTCGCGGTCCACCTTTGCATAGACCTGCGAATGGACGGAATACGTGGATTTCTTCTCCCCCTCAGACCCCATGCCCGCCGTCGGCGCGTACAAAGTCACAAGGGTGTCAAGTTCGCCTATGTTATACCTGTTCTCCATCGTCCAGCCCCCAGCTCCGATAAGGACGGAGCAGGTTCTGGGACGCCTTCGCGAGGGTCTCCACGCTGTCCGTCGGATTGTTGAACAGGCTTGCCGCGTGCATCAGGATGGCGGCCTTCATGTCGTAGGGAAGAGTCTCGTAGCCGGCGAGGTAGGTCACCTTCATCTGGCTGCCGCTTCCATAGACGTGGAGGAACTTGCCGTCCAGGTCATACCCGCTTGTCTCCGCCCCATCTACCTCAAGGCTCTCGACCACGGGGTTGGGAACCTTGAGGATGATGGTGGAGGCGAAGGGAACCGTTTCGATGAACTCAGACCGGAGGATGACCTTGCCGATATGATGCTCCGCATGGTACACGGCTGCCATCATTTTCTGATACAGCTCCGCGTCCAAGTCATCGGATGTCATACGGATGTGGCGCTTGAACTCCTGGAGGAGTGTGTTGGCGCTCATATCGACAGGGTTCCTCTCAATCATAGCTCAGGAAAGTTTAGGTGGTCGAGACCTCGTCGATGATGCAGAAGGCCTCCGGACGACGCACAAGGACGTCGTGATAGGCAGCGGCGGAAATCTCGAGGACTCCACGGGCCTTCTCGCTGTACGGATCCAGGATGAACTGGAGACCTCCCCAGCCACCCACGAAGACCTCACTCCAGGCACCGAAGATGATGGCAGAAAGGTTGGAGCCACCGGCCTTGGTGAGATTGGACGGGATGGAATTGGACATGAGGAACGGATAGCCGTTCACCTTGCCGTCGTTGATGAGATACACCGGATAGCCGGCGATCTGCGGGATGGTCTTGAGCTTGCCCTGGACCTTCGCATTGGAGACGTAGGCCAGATTGCCGAGCAGACCGTTGTCGACCGCGACCTCGGTCTCCATCTGGACGAGCAGGTTGTAGGTGATGGCGCCACCGTTGGTGTCAATGCTGATGTCGTTCACACCGGAGGCGTTGAGAACACCAGTAGGCTGACCGCTGGAGCCGGAGCCGTTGAAGATCGCGGCGTCGAGGGCACCGGCGTGGGCCTTGGTGAGGTCGTCCATGATGAGGCGATCGACGGCCAGGCTGGACTGGTGCAGCAGGTCGTAGGTCACGCCCTGGATCACCTGCAGACGCTTCGGGGACATGGTCACCTTGGTGTAGGTGGGCTTGCTCAGGGAAGCCTCGGCCTCCTCAGCATACCACGCGGCGGTGGCGCCACCGTTCTTCACGAAAGCGACGTTGCCCACGAGGCCGTCCAGGTAGCGGACACCCAGCTTGGTGCCGAGCATCGCATCGCGGAGGGCGTCGACATAGGTGAGGCTCTTCTGCTCGACAAACGCCTGACCGTAGTTGGCCTCGGAGGCATTGGTGTCGTAGTAAGTGCGGAGCAGGAAGGACGGGATGAACACACCCTCAGCGGCACCAGGGATGCTGCGGAGGAACTCTTCCTTACCTTCCTTCGCCATCTCAGCCTCAAGGCCGTCCAACTCACCGGCCTGGGCCTGGCGGAGGAACTTGGAGATGGAGAAGCGCTTCAGTTCCTTCTCCTCCTTCGGGGAGAGGGTGCGCTGGTTCGCGAGGGCCTTGCGGGCGGCTTCGCTCACACTGGCCTCGTTGAACTCGTTGGTGAGGGCTTCGACCTCACCGGCCAGGGTCTTACGCTGCGCGGCATCCTGGCAGGCATCGAACTCGGCCATTTTCGCGGCCAGTTCAGCGGAAATCTCATTCGAGTTTCTCATGGTTGTTAATGGATTTTTGCCAATAGGGCGCGGGCCCTGGCGGTTATTGATGTATAGTCAGCTTCCGGTTCGTCGACCTTGGTCTCCTCTTCCGGTTTCCTGATTTCTTCGAGATCCCAGTTCTTCCGCTCCTCCTCAAGGCTGCGCTTGATGGCGTTCGCATTGGCCGGGATGTTAACGACGGAGACTTCCAGGAGCTCCATGCCACCGTAGTAGTACACCTTCGGATCCTCGCCGCGCTCCTCGTCGCCCATGTGACCCTTCGCGGTGGCGCGGAAGCCAACGGACACGGCATGAAGACTACCGAACTGGAGCTTACGGAAGATCTTGTCAGACTTCGGGTTCAGGTCGGCCGGCTCAAACGTGATCCGGACAATAAGCTTGTCATTCTCGATGAAGGCCACGCCCTTTCCGATCACGTCATCAGGGTCAGCCGCCTTCGTCCAAGAATCTCCGTACACGTCGTGCATGTAGCCAACGATGCCGTTGCTCTCGTAGCGTTTGAGGTCCCATTTGTCCACGGGGAGGACCGTCCCGTAACTGTCCACGGAATTGTCCGAGGCAACGAACTCGACGGTCCGCTTTTCCTCGTCCACCTTCCGGATCTCGGCGGAGTCGTTCCACCGACGGATAATCTTGTTCTCGTCCATGGCTATTCTGCTGCGCTGGTGGTCACGTCGATGGCCGGGCCATACTGGTACTGGCCGTCAAACTTGACATACAGCTTGATGTTGTACTTGGTCGATGCAGTGAGGCTGGTCAGGGTCTCCTCGATGCTCTTGGAGGTGCTGGCCTGATAGGTCCAGCTGGAGGCGCTGTTCTTCTTGTAGGCCACGCCCCAGGTGGCGCCGTCCTTGTACCATTCCACGGAGCCGGTCACGACGATGCTATTCTTCGTGACGGTGCCCTTGGTGGGGGCGCTAATGTCCGCGACGTTGCTGCGGAACACTTTCATGATAATGCTCATTGTTCGTCAGGTTTATTGTTGTCGTCGCCGACGGTTGTGTAATTCAGCGGGATACGCGGCTTGTCCAAGCCGGGCAGGAGTTTCATCCCCTCAAACTCGCGGGCCTCGTTGGGGGTCATCCAGCCGGCGTTGATGCCCTTTTCATAGAAGGACGCACGGGCGGCTGCATCACCCCGCATGAGACCGTTGAGGTCGAACTTCACATGATACTGTCCGCGCTCCTTATCCGTGAAGAGCTTGAGCTCCAGCTGGGTCTCGATGCGCTTGCAGATCGGCCTCAGCGAATACTCGCCGAAGAAGATGTTCTGCTGCTCAATGTTCGAGAAGGTGGCATGACTCAGCTCTGCGAGCATGTGGGGCGGGATGCAAAAGATCCGGGCGATGTCGTCAATACTGAACACCTTCGCCTGGATCAGCTGGGAAGCCTCGGGAGAAAGGGAGATGGCCTTGTACTTGAAACCATACTCCAGGAGGACCGTCTCACCGTTGCCGGCGGCCTCTTTGTAGTGGGCCTTGAAACGCTGATAGTCCTCGTCACCGAGAGCCTGATCCGTCTCGATGGTGCCCTTGATGGCGCCACCAGTACGGAAGAAGTCCGACGTGTACTTCTGGGCCGCGATGCCCTCACCGATCGCTGCAGCATTGTAGGTAATCGGGTCGATACCCACGATACCGTCAAGGGTGAACAGCATGAAGTGGAGCATCTCGAAGTCCAGGTAAGTACCATCAAGGAAGGAATAATCCGAGCCCTCCGGAGTCTTGACCACGTAGGCCTTGCTACCGTTGACGAAGTCCACCTTAACCCAGGACGGATGAACCTGATGGAGCGCCACCAGCTTTCCGTTCTTGAACTCCTTCAGGGCGAAAGCGTTGCCACGACCCAGGAGCCAGCCGATAATGGTAAACCAGAAGGTGAACCGGTCCGTGTACTCATTCGGCTGGACGCACATGACGTTGTAGGCAGAGTGCTGAGGGGCCTCCTTATAGCCGCCATCTGCGTCCTTGGTCAGGACGGACTTGGGCAGTCCGGCGATGTTCTCAGAAAGCAGCTTGATGGCCGCATACACAGCAGTAAAACGCAGGGCAGTGTCGGCGTCAACCTTCACCCCTGCGTCAATGCCGTTGTTGTAGATCCCGGTATAACTCCCGAAAGAGCTCACCGGACCCAGCAGCCAACTGCGGATAAGGCCTTTAAGGCCTTTCTTTTCTTTACCTTGCCTTGACATTTCGCCGGCAAGTATAGTATAATTTTCCTAACTTCTACTGGACATTTGTCCGTTTATGGCACTTGTTTAGAATAATTCCTTTCCCTGCACTTTCGGAAAGCGTCAAAGGACGGAAAACGGTCCTCCCCGAACACCTCCCGGTACTCCTCGTTCAACTCCTCAAACACCGCCTCCTGGCTTACCGACGGGTCTTTTTCACGCTTCTCCTTGAGGCGGCTCCAGAAGGCTTCGATGAAGCCCCGATCGGTTACGAGACGATGGATCCAAATCATAGCTTTATGCTCCTTAGCGAGTGGTCGTGGTAGGCCTGCTTGTTATTCGCCGTCTTCGTGAGCCATCCGCCCACGGCATCAGCAAGGGCCACCACACCGTCAATCTTGTTCCGGCTGCGGGACTTGTCCAGCTTCACGTTGGCATTGGGATCCACATAGATGACCACGTTCCTGAACATCCATCGGATCACCGGATTGTACAGGAAGTTCATCCGATGCCCCAACACCTCCGTCTCCACCCATTTGGTTGGAACCGACATGAATTTGATGCTCTGCTGGTAGGCCATCAACTGTGCAGAATATCTGCGTAATTTCGGAACGATGTTCCACATGGCCCAGGGGTCATAAGCGACGCAGCGAACCGAGTAGGGCTCCAGCTGTTGTATCAGATAGTCCACGAACCAATCCTCGTCCAGGACCTTGCCGGGCGTGACGGTCAGCCAGC